AATTCAGCAGGTGGCTCTCCTACCTTAAGTGCAGGGGCGGGCGGCTCTGGAACATCTGGTGGCGGTGGCGGTGGCGGGGCGGGTACTGTTCAAGATGCAACTCACTACGGTGGTAATGGTGGCAGCGGGGCTTCTTGGGGCGCTACAGGTAACGCTGGTGGCACAGGTACTCTTTACTATGGCGCACCAATTGTTCCATCAAACGGTGGAGTTGGCGGTGCGGGTGGTTTAGCTGTAAGCGGAAACGGTTTTATTACATGGTCAGCAACAGGTAACAGGTATGGAGGACTAGGATGATAGAAGAAAAACACATTGTTTTTAATTGTTTAATAGGGCAATATGAGTATTTAGCTTCAAAAGATGATGTCGCAAGCCGTATATTGAAAAACGCGCTTGAACTTTATTATTCTCAAACTCGCGGGGTTCATTACCGTTGTGTTTATATTGATGAGCATGGGTACGAATATGAAAGTAAGGATGGAGGGGATAACGGCACAGAAATTCCCCCTGAACTACTAGCGGAAGCGTTAAATAAAATAAATGAAAACCTATAAACTACCTAAGTTACATATACCAACAACGTGGGAAGATGTAAGTGCTTTTTGTGATTGGTATATAGAAAATAATATGCCTCTTAGATTTCCAAAGATACCAGAGGTTTTTTTATCAGATGATGCTACAGCTGTTTGTTTGTTTAGGCACGGGCAGTTTCAAGTAGAATTATATTTAATTCATCCAAAACCACTTGTTCAGTTTCATGAACACCCTGGAGTAGATGTTATTAAAGTTAGATTGGCAGAGGAAAGTGATAATAGTTATGTTGCATACGTCTCCCCTGTATTAAGAAAAGGCCAGTCTCACGGGGCGGGGGTCCGATTTGAAAACGAAGAAACGGGCTTCCCGTTACTTGCAATACAGCACTGGAAATCTGGAATACCAACGACTGTTGCAGCAGCTTGGAAAGGTAAAACAGTGGGTCCTCTGCAAGAAAAACTAATTAAACGCATCTACCCAGAAGCTCTTGTCATAGATGGATATGCTGACGTTACTAAAACAATGGGTTACTTAGAGGAGCTAAAAAATGTGGCAAACGGTTGAGGAATTTGCGGCGTGGTACAAAGCCAGTGGTATGCCAATGCGCCCTCCAAAAGAAGACCCAATTTATGTAACTGAAATTAGTTATAGCTACGTGCTTTACCGAGAAGGCCAGTATCAGGCCGAGCTTTATTTGGTAAGACCACACACAGGATCCCCAGACCATAGCCATCCTGGAGTTAACAACATCATAATGCTATTAGGTGGCGATATTGGGACAAAACAAAATAACGTAATAACTTTAGTACCCCCCAGTGTTGATATATTTGGACTGCTTGGACCAACCATTAATAGTGGTGACACACATGGACTTCATGTTGGTGAAAAAGGTGGGGCTTTTTTAAGTCTTGAAAAGTGGGACGATGGCATTAAACCAACCAGCGTGACTATTCGCTGGGAAGGCGAAACATGTGGTGATTTACATACGGCATTGGTAGATGTTTCATGATTAAAGAAATATTCCCAATCAAGATCTACACAGCGCAGTTTCCAGATTTTGAATTAATTCAAGCTGACCTTGAAGCAGAAATTCGTGCGTATTTTGACGTTGATAGAGAGGCTTTTAGCAAACACCGTTTATTTAATGGGTCTTATAGCTTAGAGGGAACTTTGCCACATGAGGTAAGAGACCTACACAAACGCTTAAAAAATCAAAAAATTGTCGAGTTTATTGAACACCATATTAACGAATATTGGAAAGAGCTTGGGTTTTATAGTAGGTCACGACCAACCATAGAACACATGTGGGCTAATTTAACTCCAAAAGGTGGGAACATTATTCACCACAATCACAATCCTTTTGAAATTGCAGGTTCTTTTTACGTAAACGCAACGCCTGAAATGGGGTGTATTGCTATGGTTGACCCTCTTGAGGTTATTAGAGGAAGGCTTCCCATATATAACTCACCTGAATCGAAACAAGGCCGTTACTTTTTTGACCACGTAGAGCCTCCATCCCCTGGTAAACTTGTGTTATTTCCTGGCTGGCTGTACCATAAAACTCAGCCAAACCCTAGCGATAAAGAACGCATTGTTATGGGTATGAACATACATAATTCTTTAAGAGGGTAGTCATGCCACGCATAGTTGAAACCGAAGTTATGACTGACCAAGCATCCGTTGATGCGTACACTTTCATGACAAAACAGCCCCCAAATTTAGTAAATGTTTTTTTAATACCTACATTACTGAATAATCAATCTGTTTTAAAAATAGCTGATATAGGGTGTGGCCCATGTGGGTATCACCAGGAGCTTTATAGTGTTTACCCTAATGCTACTATTGATGCTTATGAGGCATCAGCGCCTATGCTGGTTGAGGCTGCGAATCTTATTAATCCACAAAAAACAACCCTTGTTGAGGCGTTTATTCCAGACTACCCATTGCCACAGGCGCAATATGATATTGTGTTAGCCGCTATATTTTTGCACCAACTCCCAGACGCAGCGGTTGCATGGGATGCTATTAAACAGTTAGGAAAACCAGGCGCGTCATTTATTGTATTTGACCTAATACGCTTGGAAGATGAAAAAACCTGTTGGGATATCGTAAACGGATTTACCGCAAATGCTCCTCAAGCATTTAAACAAGATTTTGTTAATTCATTAAGGGCTTCTTTTATTGTTTCAGAAATAGAACAGCAATTAACAGCAGCTGGCTTAACAGCTACAATTACAACACAAGAAGTTTTTTCAAATTGCAGTGTTATGACTATACGAGGAACACTATAGTATGTTCGCAGCCTCGTCATTCGCAGAAGCCCCATTTGCCAGCGGTTCGGTAAGTGAAGGCACGGTTGCGTATCCTGAAGGCGTATCTGCTACTGGCCAAATAGGCACCCCATTTGTAATTGGTACAGGTTCTACGGCTACTACTGGCGTTGAAGGCATTGTTTATGTAGGTACGGTTTCTGTAGTTGGTGAAGCCAATATTGATGTTACAGGTTTACAGGCCACAGGACAGATCGGCAACGTCAGCATTATTAGTGCGGCGGTTATATCCGTTACAGGCGTTCAAGGTACCACTGCTTTAGGTACGGCTACAGCTAATGCGGCGGCTGTTGTTACGCTTACTGGATTACAGGCTATTGGCTCTATAGGTAATGTTACCGTAGCTGGTAAATCAGTTATTAATGTAACGGGTGTCGTAGGCACAACATTCTTAGGAACCGCGGTAGTTGATGCAGCGGCAACAGCAAACGTTACTGGTGTTTCTGCAACAGGTTTTGTAGGCAATGTAACGATTACTGGTAAAGCGATTGTCACTGTAACAGGTGTTACAGCCACTGGATACGTTGCTCAAGTGCTTGTTTGGGGTCTAATTGATAACTCACAAACGCCAAATTGGGTTAATATTACAACATCTGAAGACCCTACTTGGATTCAAATACCTTCATAAGGAATTAACATGTCAACTTATTCAACAACATTACGTATAGAACTCATCGGCGCTGGTGAGCAAGACGGTGTTTGGGGTGATACAACCAATTCAAACCTAGGCACAATCATTGAATCTGCCATCACTAACGTGGTAGATATTACTTTTGCTAACGCAACTTATACCTTATCAGCCAATAACGGCTTACCAGATGAGGCCCGCAATGCTGTGTTAAACCTTATTGGCTCTAACTCAACAGCTCAAAACCTAATTGCCCCAGCGGTTGAAAAGACTTATATCATCAAAAACGCCACAGGTGCAACGGTCACAATTAAAACTTCAAGTGGATCAGGTGTAGCAATCTCTAACGGTACAACAAGAATCGTTTGGTGCGATGGTACAACCTTTTATACAGCAGCCTCTCAAACGGTAGTTGCTGCTGGTACTGGCATAAACGTAGCCACGGTAGGTGATACTACAACAGTTACTTTAGCCAATACTGCGGTTACGGCTGGAAACTATGCAGCTGCTACATTAACTATTGATGCACAGGGCAGGATTACAGCGGCAGCTAACGCCTCTATTGTGAATACAGCTATTGGTACAGCCAATGCTATTAACGTGTCAGCAGCTACAGGAAACGTCACATTCTCAATTGCTGGTGCGTCAAACGGATTTGGAGTACGAACAGTTTCTACTTCTGGTCCAGCAGGCGGTTCTGACGGCGACATTTGGTATCAGGTAGCTTAATGCCTAAATTATATGTAAAACAGTCTGGAACTTGGAAGCAAGTTTTAGCCATGTACGTAAAACAAAGCGGGGTATGGAAAAGCCCAACAGCCGCGCTAGTTACCCAAAGTGGTGTTGGTAAACAGTTTTATCCAGATTCAACGGGCCCTGTAACGTATACAACGGCGGGTACTTATTCTTATGTAGTCCCAGCAGGTGTTACATCTATTACTACAACCGTTGTAGGTGCTGGCGGTGGTGGTGGCGGGGATAATAGTAACGGAGATACATTCCGAGGCGGTTCAGGCGGTTCAGGTGGGTATTATTCTAACCAGTCTATCGTTGTTACTCCAGGTGAAACTTTGACTATTACAGTTGGAGCGCAAGGTTTAAGTGGTTGGTATAACTTTGGTGGAGGCATGCAATGTGCTGGTACATCTGGCTCGCAAAACGGTACAGCTGGTGGGCTTTCTAGAATATCTAGGGGAGGTACAGCTTTACTTACAGCAACGGGCGGCGGTGGCGGTACAGGCGCTCAAAATAACTTTAATAGTGCTGGAGGTACAGCTGGCTCTCCTAGCGGAGTTGCTGGCACTTCTGGTGGTACAGTTTTTAACGGATTCCCAGCATTAGCTGGTGGAAGTAATGGCACTGGCTTTGGTACTGGTGGCTCTAGTAACGGCTTTAACCCAGGATATACGTGCCCAACTAAAGGTGGTACAGGTTTTGTATCTATTACTCCAGTAAACGCTAACGCTATTACATATTCATCAGGTTCATTTTCATTTACTGTTCCAGCGGGCGTTACTTCAGTAAGAATTTATGCTGCTGGTGGCGGTGGTGGTGGCGGCTCAGGTTCTTTTTCAAATGCTGACACTGGTGTTTATGGCCCTGGTGGCGGTGGCGGTGGTGGTGCGTACATGAATAACATCACGCTATCTACCACACCTGGTACAAATATTACTGGAACAATTGGTGCTGGCGGTGCAGGTGGTGGTTTTGGTGGTGTATATCAAAGTGGTATTACTGGTAACTCTGGTAGTGCAACTACTATTACACGGTCTGGCGCTGGTACGATTACATTAAATGGCGGGGCTGGTGGCTCTGGCGGTAACGTAAACGGCTTTGGTGTTGCTACTGGCGGTGCTGGTGGTACTGCTTCAGGATCTGGTTCAAACGGTAGTGCTGGTTTAGGTGGCGACACTGGTGGCTCAGATGTTCCTGGATATAACGGCGGTAATTCATACGGTGCTGGCGGTGCTGGCGGCTCTAAAGTAGGCGGTGACAACCCAGGCTCACCTGGAACAAACGGTGGCGGTGGCGGTGGCGGTTCATCACATACTTATTTTGGTGATAATTTGGGTCTGCTTGGTGGCGCTGGCGGCAATGGTTTTGTAACAATTATTTATTAAGTACATATGACATATTTTGCTAAAGTAGAAAACGGTGTTGTAACGGGAACAATTGAAGCAAACCCAGAAATGGTAGCAAATGGGGTTTGTGGCGAGCCATCTTTGTTTATTGAATACTCCGAAAATAGTAAACGCCCAGCTGTTCTTGGCGGTACTTATAGGGCAGACATCAATGAGTTTATTAATCCAAGCCCATATCCGTCTTGGGGGTTAGATTCAAACAACGACTGGCAGCCATTAACACCAAAGCCAACGCAAGGCAATTACTATTGGTCTGAGCAAGATTTAGCTTGGATTGAAATTATTTCACCTGTATAAGGATTTATATGATTATTGAAAAACAAGCAGAAGCTGGTGACGTAGCACATAAGGTAGAAATCTACTGCCCTAGCTGTAATCGTGATGTTGATGAAACAGAATTAGCTGCACAAAAGTGCAATGATTGCGGTGAAGATCTATCTACGCCAAAACAGTCAGTGACTATTGCAGCAACCTCTGTTTCCACTATTGGTATCCTATGGTAAGAGCTGCTCAGTTACTTTGCTGGTTTCTTGGAGGTATCCTCCTTGGAGGAATAATTGCCTCTTCTATGGCTCAAGACACCACGATTAACTATAAAGGCCAGCCACCAGCAGGTGCTATGGCGCCGTCTATCAGTTCATTCAGCCAGGATAACTGCTTAGTTGCTGTATCTGGGGCTATTAGCTCTACGGTAATTGGCTTCTCTGGCGGTTCTTACATGATGGATGAGGATTGCTCACGCCGTAAGTGGGCATCGTTCTTATCCAATAACGGTCTAAAAGTTGCTGCTGTTGCTATTGCTTGTTCAGCTCGTGAAGAAAACTGGGATGCCATGATGATGTCAGGCACACCTTGTCCGATTGATGGTCTTGTTGGCGATGCAGCGCGCAACGAGTGGATTAAACGTCATCCTGAAAAGTTTAAGAAATTATATGGTTCGGTTCCTCCTCTTGTTGACTTGGCTGCTGTTAAGCCTGACGAAAGCAAATAATGTTCAAGCGGCTTGTTATGCTGGTACGTGGACTAATGGGTTGCCAGTCTACAGCTCCCTCTTTGTTGACGGTGGAACAACCCTCGCTCAGTGTCAAGCCGTTGCGTGCCAAGCGTACCCAGGAATCTCAACCAGTTGCCCAGCCGTCTGCCAAACCGAAAGTCAAACGCAAACCAAAAGCTGTCCAACCAACTTCACAGGCCAATTCACGGAAAGCCGCACCAAAACCTGCCCAGACAACACCTGGCAACCGTGGACAGTCATCCAAGACACTTGCACCCCAAACCCAGTCACTTGCATCTACCAAGCGCAAGTCGAAACAAGAATCTGCCCAGTCAACCACAGTGGCAGCCAAACCTGGAAAAAAGAGACCAACTGTCCGTCAGGTAGCTATGGTCAGCCAGTCCAAACCGACTGGTTCAAAATCCAAGACACCTGCGTCAAAAACCCGCCAACATGTCAAGTAAGCAGCGAACAACAAACACTCAGTTGTCAGACAGGCTTTACGGGGAGCATTATCCAGACTCGTTCCTCGACATGCCCAGACCCTTACGCACAACCCGTTATAGGCCAGTGGACGACAACGACAAATACGTGCGTGAAGAATGTAACCAACCCAACGAATCCAACTTCGCCAGTAAGTCCGATCAATCGAAATTCGACCACATCTGCCCCAACAACCCCATCCTTACCTGTAACTGCACCGACCCCAAATATTGCGCCGAACTCGGAAGCGATCCCGATGGCACCGCCGCCCAAACCGAAGGAACGGGAACAGAAGAGGGAAGAGACGGAAACAAGCGATGCCCCGAAAGTGGAAGGACCTGCAACAAAAGAGTCTGCCCCCAAGAGTGTCTCGGAGACAAAGACGGATTCTCCGACAACCTCGAATACACAGGCATCCCCATCCCCACCCCCAAAAGGGAAAACGCAGTCGGTGGTTGGCCTTGTGTTGTCGTTGGAGCTGTTTGTGAAACCTGGGCTACAGCAACCGAACATATTCTTCGAACCACAGCTAGTGGGTGGAATACCGAACAGCATACTGACGCAAGATTTAATAATGATGGACCTGTTGCAACAAAAGGGCTTTAACCAGCCAGACTACAACCAAGATTTAGGATTTGAGCAATGAGTGATTTACAAAAATTAGACCAAGTACAAGGCTTTGTAGATAAGTGGGTTACTTGGGCCAAGCAGAACACGATGGTAGCTGGCTTCATTATTGCTGGCGTACCTGCTATTTTAGGTGCTGGCTATACAGGTATTACCAAGTTCAACGAAGTTAAAGAGATGTATGAGGGTTACAGCGACACTGCCTCATCCGCAGCATCCGCAGAGCGCAAGGTCAAGCTACTAGAAGAGAAGGTAGCGGATCAACGTGAAGTAATAGCTAAGATGCAGGAGCGTTTAGCCGAGGCGTTGATGGCAGCGCGCGAAGCCAAGATTGTTGCAGAAAGCACACAGAAAGAACTACGTTCTGGGCTGGCTGCACAAAAGGTTGAGCTAGATGTAACAAGTTCTACACTACGCTCTGAGATGAATACATTAAAACGTGCAACAACTAACCGTTTAGGACAATAAAATGTTATCGCTAATTTCAACACTAGGTGGCTTGTTAATTTCAGGATTGCCAAGCGTATTGGGTTTCTTCCAAGATAAGTCTGACAAGGCGCATGAGCTAGATCTAGCTAGGATGCAGACTGAGCGTGAAATCCAGATGATGGAGAAAGGCTACGCAGCACAAGCCAAGGTAGAAGAGATTCGCACTGACCAAGTAATGATGCAGACAGATGCAGACATGACTAAGGCGGCTTATGAGCATGATGCCAAAGTACTACAAAAGGCGGCTCCGTGGGCTTCTACCTTTGTGGCTACAGTTCGTCCGATGGTGACTTACTTGTTTGTGGCTGAGTTGTTTGTGATTAACGTAGGTATCGGTATCTACGTGTTTATGCACCCAGGCGTTATTGGAAACATTGATGACTTGTTAAAGATTTCTGATGAGATTTTTAGTGATGATGAAATGGCTATGCTAGGCGGCATTATTGGCTACTGGTTCGGATCACGTGGGTGGTCTAAAAAGTGAACGTAAGCGAAAAGCTTATTGAGATGATTAAACATGACGAGGGGGTGAAGACCTCCCCGTACCAGTGTCCTGCTTTACTTTGGACTTGTGGTGTTGGGCATGTTATTGATCCTACCCATGCTAGAGTTAAGTTAGAAGACCGAAAAGCACTTCCTATTCCTGCTGGGTGGAATCGGGTTCTAAGCATGGATGAAGTAAACGACATCCTAAAGAAAGACCTAAACAGGTTTGAAGCAGGCGTTCATCGCTTATGCCCAGGTGAAATGACTCAAGGTCAGTTTGATGCTTTGGTTAGCTTTTCATTCAATGTAGGTCTTGGTAACTTGCAAAACAGTACCCTAAGAATGAAGCACAACCGAAAAGAATTTGAGGCTGCCGCAGAAGAGTTCTTGAAGTGGAACAAAGCTGGTGGTAAAGTGCTAAAAGGGTTAGATAAACGCCGCAAGGGTGAAAAAGCCCTGTACGAATCTTAGGGTAAATTATGCCGTTACAGAAACTTGTATTCCGACCAGGTGTTAATAAAGAAAATACTAACTACGCTAATGAGGGTGGCTGGTACGATTGCGACAAAATCCGTTTTCGTTCTGGTTTTCCTGAAAAGCTAGGGGGTTGGACACGTTTTTCTAACAACCAGTTTTTAGGCATATGCCGTTCTTTAAATAACTGGACCTTACTAGATGGGGTTAGCATCATTGGAGTTGGTACAAACTCTAAGATGTACCTAAATAAAGGCGGTGCTTACTACGACATCACGCCTATTTATGACGTTACAGTCAACGCTTCTACGGCTACATCAGGCCCATTCTTCGCCTCAAACGGTAGTAACGTTGTTACAGTGGTGGATGCTACTTACAACCCAGAGGCGGGTGACTATGTTATCTTTTCAGGTGCTGCTAATCTATATAACACTAGCGGTAACGTATCTGCTACTATTTTAAATACCGAATATGAGGTGGCATCGGTTGTTAACGCTACAGCGTACACCGTTATCATTCCTACAACAGCTACAGCCAATGACACTCGTCATGGTGGTAACTCAACCACAATCACTTACCTATTGCCGTCTGGTAATGACGTATACACCATAGGTACAGGCTGGGGTGCTGGTCCTTGGTCACGCGGGACTTGGAGTTCTGGTTATACATCAGGTATTGGTTCCCAGTTGCGTTTATGGACTCAGGATAACTTTGGCGAAGACTTCATCTTTGCACCTCGTGGCGGTGATCTTTATTACTGGGATGCCACTACAGGTGTTAGCGTCCGTGCTATTACATTAGAATCAGCAGCCAATGCCGCATCTTATTCAGGACAGTTTGTTCCAAAAACAACCAACCAGGTTATTTCATCTGCGGTACAGCGTTTTGTTATTTGTTTTGGGGCTAACCCATATGACCCAGCTGACTCAAATACAGCATTTGACCCCTTGTTAGTCCGCTGGTCTGACCAAGAAAACCCATTTGACTGGGTACCTTCAGCGACTAACCAGTCTGGCGAACAGCGCCTAACTATTGGCTCATCAATTATTCAAGCGGTTAATACCCGTCAAGAGATTGTCGTATTTACAGATGCTGCGGTTTATTCTATGCAGTATCTAGGACCACCGTATGTATTTGGCTTCCAGCTCTTACAGGACAACATTTCCATTATGAGTCCTAGAGCAGCCATTACGATTAACAACGTTACCTACTGGATGGGTTCAGACAAGTTCTTCTCATACTCTGGTCGTGTGGAAACATTACCATCCAGCTTGCGTACATTTGTGTTCCAAAACTTAAACAGAGACCAATCGTGGCAAATTTTTGCCGCCTCTAACGAGCAGTATTCAGAGGTGTGGTGGTTCTATTGTTCTACAGGTTCTTTGATAGTAGATAGCTATGTGGTGTACAACTACCTAGACCGTGTGTGGTATTACGGCACAATGGGACGTACAGCATGGTTTGACTCTGGTACACAACAGCACCCAATCGCTGCTGACTATAATCGCCGCCTTCTTAACCATGAAGATGGTGTAGATGACGTTTCAGGCCCTAGTGCTGTGGCTATTAATGCTTACATTCAGTCATCTGACTTTGATATTGGCGATGGTCATAACTTTGGCTTTGTATGGCGTATATTGCCTGACGTTACCTTTGCTGGATCTAATGCAGCTAATCCTAGCTGCACAATGGTTGTTAAGCCAAGAACTAACGCAGGTACAGCTTATGGAACACCAAACGACAAAACAGTTGTAAGAACTCAGCAGTATCCCGTAGAGCTGTTCACAGGTCAGGTATATACCCGTATCCGTGGTCGTCAGATGGCTTTCCGCATTGAAAGTGCTACCGTAGGTACAACTTGGCAGCTTGGCGCCCCTCGTATTGATATTCGCCCAGACGGAAGAAGATAATGGCATTAATCCCACCAAAGGCCCCCAACCTCTTACTTGCCCCACCAGCTGAGTATGAACCTCAATATCAAGAACAGTTAAACAATGCCTTACGCCTTTATTTTGCGCAGGTAGATAACTTTGCTCAGGGCATAAATGTGCCTCCCTCTGGGACTACAGCAAATAGGCCAGTCACTTTTTTAGTTATTGGACAGCAGTACTACGACACCACACTTGGGTACCCAATTTGGTATAACGGAACAGTGTGGAAAAACGCTAGCGGAACAACCGTCTAACATGATAACATTCAACATAATCAACTCAGCGAGGCAAGAATGAGCCTACAAGACATTAATCAAATGCAACAGTCCACTGGATCGTTGGCTTCTGCCATTGCTCCAGCTGTTCAGACTAGCATAGTTCCTCAACAGTTTGCTGAAGGTGGTATTGCTGCTGCTGATAAGTCCATGAAAACAAACAAGATTGCTAAAATCTTAGGCAATTACTTTAGCAACCGTGGTATTCCCATGGATGTTGGTATGCAAAGTGTTAAGAAAGAAGTGTCTGAAGGTCTAAAACTAGTACCTTTTGAGGACTCAGTAATGGGTTACAAGATGCTAAAGCCTGGTGTAGCTCAGGTTCACTTCTTTACAATTGCTACAGTTCAAGATCTATCTAACGATATTCAGTATTTTGTCAAAGAATTAAAGAAGGTTGGAGTTCGTACCATTTATGACTCTGAGCCAGCCCCTGTAACAACAACTACTTTGAAAGAAACTGGCGCCCGTATTGAGGAGTCAGACATTCCAAAGTACAAATTCAAAGCTACCATATGACAGTCACTCTAACACCTGTTAGAGATGTATCCGTTGAACAGAAGTTTGACTCATTGATTGACGCCGTTAAAAGCGCACCACAGGTAGAGTGTCCAGAAAAGCATCATTTTGGACCGAACATTTACATAAAAGAGGTAACTTTGCCAGCTGGTTCAGTGATTGTTGGCAAGTACCACAGACATGAGCATCTCTGCAACATGGTATCAGGCAAGATGATCGTAGTAGATTCAGAAGGCAATCGTACAGAATTAGTAGCACCAGTTACCTTTATGGCCAAATCTGGGCGTAAAATTGCGTATATTATTGAAACAGTAGTATTCCAAAACATTTACTCAACCAGCGAAACTGATATACAAAAGCTTGAGGATATGATTGTGGATAACTCTAAAGATATGTTGTTAGAAGGGAATTGATATGTCATTCGTAGCCGCAGCAACCTCAGTTGGAGCAGCAGTTTTAGGTACTGGCGCAGCAGCTGGTATTGGATCCACTATAGTTGGTGGAGCGCTTATTGGTGCTGGTGTGGGCGGTGCTTACAGTGCTATTACAGGTGACGGCAAGATTCTTGACAGTATGTTAACGGGAGCAGGTATTGGCGGTCTAGCTGGCGGTATAGGTGGCGCAATGTTCCCAGGAGCTGCTGGTTATGCAGCACCAGCAAGTGGAACATTAGGAACCGCAGCAGAGTCAGCAATTGCATCAAATACTCCAGCAGTTGCAGCAACATCAAACATTAACCCAGCCACAGGATTAAGCTGGGAATCCACAGGAAGCGGTCTAAGTGGTGGCGCTGGATCTACTGCTACTGACCCAAGCTGGTGGAGTTCTTTATCTGGCGGAGAAAAGCTAGGTTACGGATTGGGTGCAACAACTTTATTAGGTTTGCTAGGTGGACAGCCAGAAGGTGTCAATGCTCCTAGCGATAAAGGCATGATTCGTCCTTACGAATATGCTTCATCTAAGCGTGAGCCAGAATCTGGTAAGTCTTATTATTTTGAGCCTATTGAATATGACCAATATGGTAAGACTACAAAACCGATTGATACATCTGAGCGTAACTACTTTAATCAAAAGTTCACTCCATTGCCAACTTATAAGGCGGCTTTGGGCGGTCAGGTTCCACAGTTAAACAATATGCCAGCGGGTGGTTTATCTGCAATTCAGGGCATGCGTGAAGGTTACTCTCCAATGACAACAAGGGATGGCAACATTCCTCAGTTTGCTAATGGCGGTCAAATGCCTAGCAATAAGATACTTGATCAGATGCAGCAAATGAAGTTTGAAAGAGATATGCCAGACAATTTAAGAGATTTTACTCGTGCCAAACGCATGGGAATTTTAGAGGGAACAATGGCTGGTGACGAACAAGCTAAAGCAATGGGGTATAAACCTCAAGACTTTATGTTTTCCCCACAAGTAAGCCCAGATGGTAAAAACATGAGTGCATTGGCCACAGTTAATAAAGAATTGACCGATGACACAGAGATGAAGTTGATGGCTTTGGGATATAAGAACCCAGAGAAATCAGGGATTGCAAGATATGGCGCTGGCGTAACTCACAAATTAGACAAGGATTCAGACATTTCTGGTTACTTTGAGCAGTCTCCAGGTGGACGAGATAAGTCTTATGGCGCTAAGTATTCAAAGAGATTTAACACGGGCGGTATGACTGAAGGTGACTTAGGCGGTTATTCTGATGGTGGCCGTTTGTTGCGTGGTCCTGGTGATGGCGTATCTGATGACATCCCAGCAACCATTAACGATAAACAGCCAGCTCGTTTAGCGGATGGTGAATTTGTTATCCCAGCCAGAATTGTTTCAGAAATTGGTAATGGTTCTACAGATGCAGGTGCAAAGCGTTTGTACGCTATGATGGATAAGATTCAAGCTGGTCGCAAGAAGACTGTAGGCAAAGGTAAGGTTGCGGTTGATACTAAGGCTAAGAAGCATTTGCTTGCATGAAATTTGAGTTAGTACCCAACGAATGGACAGCCCGTTTGTGGCCAGAAGTAGAGCAGTATGTCTCGATGGCACAAGAGTTTGCATCCGATGAGTACTCGGTTGATCAAGTAAAAACGTTGGTACTAACAGGTGTTTGGAATTTGTTAGTGGCAACAGAAGAGAATAAGTTAGTTGGTGCAGTTATATTAGCTGTAACCAATAGACCTAACGATAGAGTTGCTTTTATTGTTACGATGGGCGGTAAAAACATATTGAACGCTGATGGCATTAATCAAATTAAAGAGATTGCCGTTAGATTGGGTGCAACAGTTTTAGAAGGCGCTGTTAGAGAAAGTGTTGCAAGATTGGCTATAAAGGCTGGTTTTACAGAAAAGTGCAAATTGATAGAGGTTAAGTTATGAGCAAAATTATTGGCGGTCTTTTTGGTGGTGGCGGTGGTGGTGGCGGCAGTAGCGCGCCTACCAATCAGACCATTACTCAAACATCTATTCCAGAATACGCACGCCCATATGTAGAAAGCATGTTGGGTAAGTCAGCTGCTCTGACAGATATTAACGCTAACCCATATCAATCCTATGGTGGTCAAAGAATCCAAGGCTTTACACCAATGCAGGAGAGAGCGTTCCAAAACTATGCAACACAACAAATTGCTCCAGAACTTGGTGCTGGTTCAAATATGGCTGCCTTGTCTGGTTTAGGTTCATTGACTGCTGGCAGCGATTATATGCGTATGGCATCTGATCCAAGATCCATGCAGTCATTTATGTCCCCATACATGCAGAATGTGGTTGACTTGCAAAAGCAAGAAGCTACCCGTGATTATGAAAAAGGTCTAGGTGCGTTAAATGCTAAAGCTGTAGGATCAGGTGCTTTTGGTGGTACTCGTGCATCATTGGAGCGTGCTGAGGCTGGCCGTAACTTAGGCACAACTTTAGCTAACATTCAGGCTACTGGTTCACAGAACGCATTTGACAAGGCACAGCAAGCACAACAGTTTGGCTCTACCCTAGGATTACAAGGTTACGGTCAAGGAATACAGGCCGCATCTACATTAGGACAGCTTGGTCAAACAAGGTACGGCCAAGAAATGGGTATTAGTGATGCTATTGCTCGAGCTGGTGCAGTGCAACAAGCTCAAGGTCAACAAGGTTTGGACTTGGCTTATCAAGACTTTACACAGCAAAAGAACTATCCATACCAACAGTTGGCGTTCCAGTCAGACATGCTACGTGGATTGCCGCTATCTCAGTCTTCACAGCAAATGTACTCTGCTGCACCAAGTACGATGTCTCAGTTAGGCGGCTTGGGAACTACTGCTTTGGGTATTTACGGTATGTCTGGTGGCTTCAAGAAAGATGGTGGAGTAATCAAAGGCTACAAAAACGGTGGTCAGATTGGCTACTTAGATGGTGGCGAAGTAGAGATGATGACTACTGAACAATTAGAGAAATTGTTAGCAAGCCCTAACCTGAACCCTCTAGAAGTAGCAATGATTCAAAAAGCTTTGATGGAACGTAAGCGTATGGCTAGTAATCCACAGGCTCAAGAAATGATGGCTCGTTCTGGTATTGGAGCTATATCAACAGGTGATATGGTTCCTGAAGAAATGACCATGGCTGCTAATGGTGGAATCATTGCTTTTGCGAATGGTAACGAAGTAAAAAAGCCTGAAGGGTATGCTGACTACCGTGAAATCATTAAAAAGAGATTAGAGGCTCTAGATTCAGGTACTGACCCTTTTGCTAAATCTTCAGCATTGCAAGAAGAGTATGCCAAAGGTATTGAAGACCGTAGAGCTATTGCCCCATGGCAAGCTGTTACACAAGCTGGTCTTGCAATGATGGCTGGAACATCCCCTAATGCGTTAACTAACATTGGTGCTGGTGGCGCTGAAGGCTTTAAGTCATACGCAAGAAGCTCTGCTGAAGAAGCAGCTGACCGTAAGCTCATGTTGCAACAACAGGTTGAGGCTGAAAAGTCTAAGTATGCCCGTGATATGGGTAACTTAAGCACACTTATTACTGCTCAAGGCCAGTTAGATGCCAAAGAAATTGCTGCCTTAAACCGTAAGTCTACTGATGCCAATACAGCCGCGGTTAAAGAGGCAGCCATTGCAGAGCGTGCAGATAAGAACTTCCGTGATGCAGTTACAAAGTTCCAAAATCTTCTTATTCAAGACGAAGTTAAGAAGTTTGACTATGAACGCAATCCTTACAAGTTGCAGAAGGATGCTTACAAAAACGCTTATAAATCTACGTCACCAGCAACTCGTAAATTACTTGAATTAAAAGATCCAGATGAGCTTTACCCAGAGCAAAATTCAGGTGATAATAAGGGAAGTAAACCAGCTTCTACTGCATCGGGGGGGAGGTCAAGTCCTCCACCACCGCCTGGATTCAAAGTCCAACCGTAGTTTAAGGGAGCTAACAATTCGGAGATAACATGAAGCAAGCGGTAAACCCACAAACAGGTGAAGTAGTATTCCTAGTTAACAATGAGTGGGTAAGCCCCTTGCAGACTGCGACCAACGAAGCTGGCGAAAAGGCTTTCCTAGTCAATAACCAGTGGTATGTTCCACCTGTCCCTACTGCTCCCACCTTATCTCCTGAAGAGCAGGTCATGTCATCGATTGGTGCTGACACGACTGGGGGTATTCAAGCATCTGATTACGGTAAGTTATTTGGCGCTGGTGCTGTCAAAGGCACTCTTGGCGCACCTGAAGCTGTTATTGCTGGTACATCTGGTATCTCTAGAGATACAACTACCAAACCTACAGAAATCCTTAATTACTTAGCAGACCCACGTAAGCTGGCCAATGACCTTGCCCAGGCTGTTCGTTTGCCTAAGATATTTGAAGATGATGCCAAAGTAGGTATTGTTCCTGAAAAGACTGTGGCAAAGCAGAAGGCTGCGGTTGATGAGGCATTGACCAAAGGTAAGCTACAGTCCCTTCGTGACCTTACAGAATACGGTAGCAAGATTTCTTCTCAGATTGAAGACAGCGTAACGCCTGAAATGAAACAGGCTTTGGCTGACTCACAGCCTACAGGTAACATCATTGAGGCTTTCCAGACTGGAGACTTCAGCAAGATTAGTCTAGGTTCAGCACCAAGCGTTGCTGGTATTGCTGGTCAAGCATCTAAGGTATTCGGTAGTACAGCCCCATCATTATTGATTGCCGTAGCATCTAAGAGTCCTACAGTTGGTGGTATTGCTGGCTTTGGACAGGCTGGTTCAGAGGGTGTTGAGACTGCCCGTGAACACATCAAAGCCATGTCTAACGAAGATTTGGCTAAGAATTCAGAGTATTTCCGCAACCTATTGGTTATGGGATATACGCCAGAGATGGCCAGAAGAATGACCGAAGACAAGGCTGCCGACACAGCTGCCTACTACCAAGGTGTGGTTGGTGCGTTAGGTACTACCTTTACAGCTAATCTACTTAAGGGTAAGTTTGACGATGCATTGATCAAGAGTGCCTCCACACGTTTAGGCAGGATAGCCAAGGGTACTGCGGTTGGTATGACCGAAGAAGGATTGCAAGAGCTTGCTGAAGGCGTGGCAACAGACCTAGGTATTGACAGAACAGTTGTTCGTGAATTGGGTGTTGACTCATTTGCCAACGTTGTTTTAGGTGCTATTGGTGGTGGCGTTCCAGGCGGTGTGCGTGGTGCTATTGCCAGAGACAAGACAGAAGTACCTCCTGCTCCACCAGAAGTTGCTCCTACTGTAACACCTGTTACACCTGAAGCTACTCCGTCAGCTGCACCAGTTGCGGCTGTTCCTCCTGTGCCACCAGCACCAGTTAGTGGTGCTATCAGTGAGACAGAGTTAGAGACTGCTGAAGAACCTACTGCCCCTGTAGCAGCCAAGCCTAGCGAGGCAATGGTCGCAATCGTTGATGAAGATGGCAATGTCACCGATGAGGTAGACAAGGTTAATCTCAATGACCTTTATGAAGAAGACGGCAAGATATATGTTCGTGGTGAGTTCTATGACCATGACCTAATGTCAGTATTGGCAGACCTTAAAGACGAAGGCCAAAAGATGGAATTGGTCAAGCGTGCAGAGAACTTAATGCCGACTCAGGCAGCTGAAGAAGAGGTAGTCAAAACTACAGCTGAACCATCAGAGGCTCAAAAGAACCTTGATGAGTTTTTATCTCAAGACAAAGATGAAACTATCAAGAAAATTGCAGAAGGTAATAACGTTGATTTAAAACTTGCTGAACAAGCATATGAAGCAGAAAAAGAATTTAGAGAGGCCAAGGCTAAGTATTACACGCCACAGTTGATCAACAGCCCTGAATTAAAAGCTGCCCAAAAGAAACATACCGTATTCTTTAATAAACTCCGTCAAACAGGTAAAAAGGCAAAGGCTGTACCAGTAGTTGCTGAACCTGAGGAAGAAAGAGTACTTACACGCGATGAAATAGATGCAAAATATGCTGGTGCATCTAAGCAAGTAGACCGAATTAAAGAACTTTCTAATATTGGCGATGAAGACAGGACAGATGAGGAAGATGATTTCCTTGATGCTGCTCACCGTGAGCTAAATAGAACTGCTGAAAGAATATCAGGACCTCCAAGAAAAAAAGGTTATGTATCTTCTGGCAATATTGATGTTAATCAGTTTGGCAATAAGTGGGTTGCTGGATCAACTTACATGGGAACTACTGGTGGCTATGGTCTAGGTGTTAGCTATGACAGCGACCAATTTGATTCTCGTGAAGAGGCTATCAACGCAGAGATTGACAAGATGCGTCCATATGCTCAATCGCAAAAGGATGCTATCACTCTGAAATGGCTTGACTCTATTGACTCACGCATTGAAGCAGAAGCTCCTAAGAAAGCTCAGACCAAAGAAGAAAAGGCTGAGGCTAACCGTAAGCGCCAGGAAGAAAAGAAAGCCAAGGCAGCTGAAGAAAAGGCCGCTACCAAAAAGCAAGAAAAAGAAGACTTTGATCGTGAGATGGATGAGCGCCGACAAAGAGAAGAGAATCAGAGAAAGAAAACAGCAGAAGAATCTAAACGCAGAAAAGAAATTGAGTCTTTAAAATTAACTAAATTTGAAGACGATACTGGTATCCCTCCGCGTGATCTAAAAGAAGCAAATGCCTTAGTAGATGAGACCGAAGAAGAGTACGGCGATGCAGCAAGAAACTACATTAAGACTGGCGAAGGTAAAGATTTAGTTGAAAAAGCCCGTGCTAAACACGATGCGGCTATTAAAGAATTCAACAAAACTGTTCGTGAAATCCGTGGCGAAGAGCAAGTTGAAGACGAAGAAGAGGCTGATGAAAAAGGCAACTACACCATAGACAAGGACTCTAAGTCAGAAATTATTGAGGGTGTTGATGGTCGTGTAAAAATTTATGTACGTGAGATTACCGACAAAGATCCAAAGAATATTGATGGCGAGTCTTTAGCTGGTAAGTGGTTGCAAACCAAAATATACAAAACTCCAGATGGTTCAAGCTATGGCCCTGGAATGACGCCAAAGTCAACACCTACTACTTACGACTCTAGAGAAGAGGCCATTGCATCAGCCATCAACCTCATTAAGTATTTGGACGAGAAAGAATCAAAGCGTACCAATAGATCTAGTGATACAGAGGTACTTGAGTTCTTAGATACTCTTCAACCTAAGGCTGAAGAAAGAATTAAAGAAGCCCACATTGAAGGCAACAAGTCTGAACCAGTAACGACCAAGACTATTGAAGAAGCTATTGATAAGGCTGAGACAAAGGTTGATTACAAGAAAATCAAGCAGGCTGTTAAGAATCAATTTGATCAAGCTATCAAACGTGCCACCATTAAAACTGAGAAAGATTGGAACGCATCTACTGTTGATGAAAACAGCTATGTAACTATTTCAATTCCAGGTGATGGCAAGTTTAAGGTTAAGAACAACGTAGAACGCCTTACAGAGTTGCAAACAAAGATAATTAATGCTGTAGAACCAAAAGGACCCAAGAAAACGACTGGCGTTACATCTGGTACTTTGGAAGCATTTAAAGCCATGGTTGATGAAAGTGACATGGAAAATGCTATTGAGTATGCAAAACTCAAAGGCCTTGACATTAAAGAGGCAAAGTTAAGTCCAAAACAACGATCTACTGTTGATAGTTATCTTAAAAATCCAGCAGAGTTTGAGCGTCAGAAAGAAGAAGCGGAGTCTTTAGAATCAGCAAGAGCTGAGGCTTTACGCAGAGATCAAGAGAAACGTATTGCTGAAAGACTTGCGGAAGATGAAAAGCGTGAGGAAAAAGCTAGGTTTGATGCCGTCCTTGATACAACAATAAGATCTACAGAATCTCAACTTAAACGAGATATTGCTGCAAAGAAAATATCTTTAGCTGACGCTAGAGCAATGCTGGAGGTATTCCCTAGGTATCCAGAAGGTACAGTAAAGCCATACACAATTCGCCTTATTGAAAAACGTGCTGGTGCTGAACCGTCATTTAAGAAACTACGCAAAACTGAAACAGAAGATGGATATAAGATACAAAATCCATTAATGGTTGGTCTAGTAGATGATGGCTATGAGATGCTTGACCTCAGAAATCCTCGTACTTATGTAGATAAAAACGGTACACCACATAGAACATTTGAAAAGAATGGTGTACGTATTGCATTGACTGCTGGTGAGAAACTATTCCAAACAGCTGGAAAAGAAAATCAGGCTCCTCAAACTGGAATTGGTAATGACAATGATGTTCACTTTAACGCGTTGTTAGTTGATCCAGAGATTCGCAAACAAGGTAAAGCAAAGAAAGCAATTAATGATGTTACTTTCCTAGCAGATAAGAACAAACTTACTGTTTATCTTGAGCCAGTTCAACTTGAAGATGGCGGAATGTCTAAAGATCAGCTATCTAAGTTATATGCTGAATTCCAATTCAAGCCTACCAATGAATCTGGTAAGGTCATGAAACGTGAGCCAGAGTCTTATGAAGAGACAATGGCAAGAGTCAATGCAAAGATGGAAGCAGAGGGTCGTGAGTCTGAATACTCAAGACTAGCAAGAGAACTTGCAGAATTAAAAGCTAAGGCTCAACCAGAAGCCATTCTGACTCCGCCTCAACAAAAGATACTTGAAAAAGAAGTAGATAAGCTATCTGATAGTGAGATTGCTACTCTTGAACAGCACTATGGCGTAGACAACTATTCTCTAACATTCTTAAAGAAAGTTCGTGAAGATGCCGTCAAGTACATCAATGATGGTGCTAATGCTGTTGATAAAGCCGTCCGTAGCATTATCTCTAAGATTGCAGCTGCAATCCTTTCAGTAGCTATCGTATTCAACCCTAACTACATGAGCGATGCATCAGCTGTTGTATTGCCACAGGTAGTAACTCAGGTTGTCCAGGCGGAAGTTCCGACCGAAGCCAAGGGAATGTCTGAGTCTGGCAAGAAGGCATACGCTACTTTGTATCCAGCAATCAAGCAAGAGTTGCAAAAAAACAACAAGTATTTCACTGTTGTTGATAAGCCTACGTCTAAGGTCTATGTATTCAACCCAGACGGTTCTTTGATGACTCAAAGCACTGTGTTATTGGGTAAGGCTTTTGGTGACACCTATGTTGGCAAGACTGACTTCAAGGGTAACCGTATTACCCCAGCTGGTTTGTTCAAGCCTAAGGCGGAAAAAGGCAGTGCAACCTATGACGGCAAGACTGTATACACCCTAGAGAATGTGAAAGAGGGCTGGAACGCTGTGTTCATGCACACCGTTTACCTCAAGGAATCAGATGCCAAGGATCGCTTGAAGGCACTAGAGACTGGTGAAGGTACTCGTTTATCTTATGGCTGTATCAATGGCCCGACTGCGTTGATGGAGAAGATTGATAACGAGAGCATGAATGAGTCACACATATTCATTGTTCCTGACAATCAGGCTGCCACAGATGACTACATTGCTAACCGTGTATCTAACGAAGACTTGACTCGTGAGACAGTAACACCTGTTACTAAGAAGGTTCCTGCCCCACGTGCTAAGACAATGACTGAGCAAGAAGTGTTTGGTCGTGAGGAAGAGTTAGCTTTAGCCCCACGTAAGACTCAGGCTGAGATCAACCGTGACCGTCAGCAAGCTAGAAAAGCAGCTGCGACAAGCGAAGACAAGGGTATTTTCTTTGGTAACTTCACTGGCGAAATGTCTGAAGCAGACAAGAAAGCCATGCGTGAAGAGATTA